ATGGCAAGAGCACTGCTTGCGCCTTGAGGCATGAAAGTCGTTAAGGTCTACGGCGCACTTCGCAAGAAATTAGGTCAATGCCGGTTTGAGTTTGAGGCAGCAACACCAGCTCAAGCCATCAAAGCGTTATGTATAAATTTTCCTGGTCTTGAGAAGTGGCTTATTGATAGCGAAAAAGATGGTGTTGGCTATCGAGTGACGATTGGAAAAGAAAAAGTTGTTGATGATCCAAGCCCATTGCTTATGCCTTGGGCTGAAAGAGAAGTGTTTAGCATTACGCCAGTTATTGCTGGTGCAGGCCGTGGTGCTGGAAGCATCTTTGCGGGTTTGGGTCTTATCGCCCTGGCTGTTGTAACTGGTGGATCGTCGATTGCTGTTGGTCTGGGTGGTTTTGGTTTAGCAGCTGGAGCAACAGCCACTTTTGCAACAAGCTTTGCGATTGCAGCTGGAACGCTGGGTCTTGGCTTGACCTTTATGGGCATTGCTCAAGCAATTTCACCACAGCCTGACGTGCCAGATTTTGACGAATCAGCTCAGCTTGAATCTTTTAGCTTTTCAAACGTGGTCAATACATCAAGGCAGGGCTTGCCGGTGCCGATAGCGTATGGACGAGTGTTTGTTGGATCGGCAATTATTTCCAGCGGTACTGACGTTGATGAGGTGAGGACATGACACAAACCAAATACATTGCTGGTGCTGGTGGCGGCGGCAAAGGCGGTGGTGGCTCACATACACCCACAGAGGCTGACGATACCCTTCAGTCAGTTCAGTTTGCCAGTGTTCTTGATCTAATCAGCGAAGGAGAGATCCAAGGACTCGAAGACGGCAACAAAAGCATTTTCCTAGAAGACACGCCGATCGAAAACGCTGACGGAACAAATAACTTCAGCGATTTTTCGGTTGTTACACGCACTGGAACGCAAACACAGACTCACATTTCTGGTGATTTTGGGTCTACCCAGTCTGAGCAAGCGGTAAACGCTGAAGTCAGTAACGGCAGTCCTGTTACCCGGTCTATTACGGACACAGATGTAGATCGAGTGCGTGTCACTTTGACGATTCCTTCGCTCCGCATTGTTGAAGATGATGGCGATATTACCGGCCATGAAGTCAGCATCAAGATCCAAGTTCAGTACAACGGTGGTGGTTTTAACGACGTAATTTCCGACACGATCAAAGGCAAAAGCAGCGCAAGGTATCAGCGCGACTACATGGTGACGCTTAGCGGAGCTTTTCCTGTTGATATTCGGATGGTGCGTGTAAGTGCTGATGAAACCAGTACGCGCCGCGCCAGTTCAACGATTTTTCAGGCTTATACCGAGATTATTGACGAGAAGTTCCGTTATCCCAACGCTGCCTTAGTCGGTCTGCGGTTTGACTCTCGGCAGTTTGGCAGCATCCCGTCTCGGAAGTATCTGATCCGAGGCATCAAGGTCAAGATTCCAAGCAACGCAACCGTAGACACCACCACCCATCTGGGACGAATTACATATTCCGGCGTTTGGGACGGAACTTTTTCTGCTGCAACCTGGACAAACGATCCAGCATGGTGTCTATATGACCTGCTGATTAACGATCGGTATGGAGCTGGCATTCCAGAAGATACGCTCGACCGCTACGACTTTTTCGCGATTAGCCAATACTGCAACGCGCTTGTTGATGACGGTAAAGGCGGTCAAGAGACACGTTTTAGCCTCAACATGCTCATCAACACTCGTGATGAGGTCTACAACGTAATCCAGCAGCTGACTGCCATTTTTCGTGGCATTGCGTATTACGGCTCTGGATCTTTGGTGCTGCTGCAGGACAAGCCAACTGATGCTCAGTATCTGCTTGGCCCATCCAACGTGGTCAATGGAACGTTCTCGTATTCAGGTTCTTCGCAAAAGTCTCGTCACACGGTTGCTGTTGTGGCTTGGCAGTCATACGACACCCGTGGTGATCTTGAGTACGAGTATGTAGAGGATCATGCTGCTGTTGCCAAGTACGGCATTATCAAAAAAGACATCAAGGCCATTGGTTGTTACAGCCAGGGTCAAGCTCACCGTTTGGGCAAGTGGACGCTGTTGTCAGAGCAAAATCTGACTGAGACTTGTGAGTTTGCAGTTGCGATTGAAAGCGGAACCATCCTTCGCCCAGGGATGGTGGTTGATATTGCCGATCCAATGCGTGGTGGAACGCGCAGAAGCGGACGAGTCAGTTCAGCAACGACAACGGTTGTCACGATTGATAGCGACACCGACTTGTCGGTGAATCTTGCAGCAAGCCCGACGCTTTCAGTTTTGCTGCCTACGGGCTTGGTTGAGACCAAGACAATCTCCAGCATTTCCGGAGCGGACATTACTGTTAGCGAGGCTTTTAGTGAAGCGCCAAATGCAGCAGCCGTTTATCTGATCGACACCACCGATATTCAGGTTCAGAAGTTCCGTGTGTTGTCTGTAGCCGAGTCTGGTGATGGCGTTTATGGTGTCAGCGCGATTGCGTATAACGAATCAATTTATGCAGCGATTGAAGAGGATGTTTCGCTGACTGCGCGAGACATCACCAATCTGTCTGGTACGCCTGCCGCTCCAGAAAACCTGACGGGTACTGAGTTCTTGTACCAAGAGGGCCAAACGGTTCACACCGGCTTTGACTTCAGCTGGAGTCACGATCGGATTAGCACCAACGACTTTTTGGTCAAGTACAAGCTGGATAACGATAACTTCACAACGCTAGTTACCAGCAGCCCGTCAATCACGTTGCGGGCGTTGCGCGCTGGAACGTTGAGCGTGCAGGTGCTGGCCCGTAACTATCTGGGCAAGCAAAGCACCATTTCAACAGCAACGTTCACGCTTGTCGGCAAAACGGCAGTGCCTGCTGATGTGCAGAATCTTTCGATTGAACCTATCAGTGCCAATAGTGCTCGCCTGCGCTGGGATCAGACCGTTGATCTTGACGTGAAAGTGAACGGTCTTGTTCACGTTAAGCACAGCAACCTGACTGATGGCTCTGCGACCTGGCCTAACTCTGTTGACCTGATCCCTGCTGTTGCAGGCAACTCAACTGAAGCGATCATCCCGCTGGTTGAAGGTGAGGTATTGGTCAAGTTTGAGGACGAGCTGGGGAACAGGAGCACGAACGCCACCAGCGTGCTGATGGACTTCCCTGATGCTGTTGGCAGTATCACGGTCCAAACCCGCAGAGAGGATCAGGACACCCCGCCATATCAAGGCACAAAAACTGATTGCTTCTACAGCGACGACCTTGATGCGCTGGTGATTGATGGTGACGATGACCTTGACGACGTGACTGACGTTGATGCCATCACGTCCTTTGACTTCCTTGGGGACATCCTTAGCTCTGCTGAGTATCAGTTCAACAACACGCTTGATCTTGGGGCACGTTTTGCGCTGGACATTAAGCGGCGATTTGTCACTAGAGCTTTCTTCCCCAATGACACGATCGACGCCCGCACTGCGTTGATTGACACATGGAACGACTTTGACGGCACAGAAGCTGATGCTGTGAACGCCAAGCTCTACATGAGAAGGACTGACGACGATCCTTCAGGATCTCCTACTTATACGGCTTGGCAGGAGTTTGTGGCTGGAACGTTCAAGGGCCGTGCGTTTCAGTTCAAGGCAGAGCTGACCAGTGCAGACATCGCGCAGAACATCTTGATTGACCAGCTGGGCTATGAAACCAGCTTCCAGCGCAGGGAAGAGATCAGCCAGCCCATCGCATCAGGCACCAGCACTAAGTCGGTGACTTTCGACAACGTCTTTTTTGTTGGCACGTCGGCGCTAGGCAATCTGAACAACTTTCTGCCCAGCATTGGCATCACGGTGCAGAATCTTGGCAACGGTGAACGGGTTAACGTCAGCAACGTGACGGGCACTGGTTTTGATCTTGATGTGCTGGATTCAGGCGGCAGCAACGTAGATCGCAACTTCACTTACACGGCTGTGGGATTTGGCAGGGGCGTTTAAGATGGATGCAAAGTCGTCTGACGCGGGCTAAGGCATGGCTACCCACGATTATGTGATTGCCAACGGAACTGGAGCTGCAGTCCGTTCTGATTTGAATGATGCCCTAGCGGCGATTGTCAGCAATAACAGTGGAAGCTCTGAGCCAGCAACAACCTACGCGTATCAATGGTGGGCAGACACGACTGCCAACGTCCTGAAGATCAGGAACAGCGCCAATAACGCATGGATTACGCTGCGAGAGCTTGACGGCACAATGCTGATTGAGGACGGCAGTGCCTCAACGCCTGGCCTTGCATTTGCTGACGACGTAAACACCGGCATCTTCAGCCCTGCTGCTGATCAGATTGGTTTTGCTACTGGCGGTGCAGAACGCCTTGAGATTGGCAGTTCTGAGGTTGTGTTCAACGACCCCAGCAATGATGTTGACTTCCGCGTGGAGTCAAACGGCAACACTCACATGCTGTTTGTCGATGCAGGGAATGATCGCGTTGGCATTGGAGACTCAACTCCTACAAAACCTTTAACGCTTGGGACCAGTACGCCTGTAATTTTATTAGACGATCAATCAAGTCGGACTTTAGAAGTTCGTGGGCCAAGCAGCACTGACACTGCAAGCGTGCTTACAACTTCCAACCACGATTTATCGTTTGGCACCAACGACACGGAGCGAGCACGCATCGATTCAAGTGGCAGGCTCCTCGTGGGGGTATCAAGCAGTCGATCCGTTGGATTTGCACATACGCTGCAAATTGAGGGAACTGATGCAGCTACTTCAACTCAAAGTTTTGTCCGCAACTCTAACGATTCATCTGGCCCGCAGATAGATTTTGCAAAGACTAGAGGAACTTCAACTGGTTCTAACACAGTTGTTCAAGACGACGACAATTTAGGCACAATTAAATTCAGAGCGGCTGATGGCACCGATACGGCTTCAACTGCCGCTGAAATAGGCGGTCAAATTGACGGTACGCCTGGATCAAATGACACTCCAGGTCGCCTCGTCTTCAAGACCTGCGCGGACGGTGCAAGCAGCTCGACGGAAAGAGTCAGGATTGATAACTCTGGCCGCGTGGGAGTTGCCACAACGCCTGAGGCTTGGTCTGGCTTTGATGTCTTAGAAGTAAATGAGGCGAGCATTGCTTCCAGCGGTTCTGGCGATGCTTTCTTCACCGCGAATGCGTACTACGACGGTGCGTGGAAATACAAAGATGCGGGTGTAGCAAGAAACATCTATATGAACGCAGATGGCATTGTCTTTAGGCAGGCTGCGTCTGGTTCAGCTGACGCTGCAGTCGCTTGGAGCGAGTCGATGCGTGTGGACACCTCTGGGCGGTTGTTGATTAACCACACCGCTGACACATCACCTGTTGGCTATCAAGCAAAACTGCAGCTTTGCGATACAAGCTTTCAAGGGTCGTCTTTGTCGATCAGACGTGATGGCGGAGCCTCTGGCCCAACTTTGATATTCACTAAAAGCCGCGGAACTACAAAAGGCGCTAATACGATTGTCCAAAGCGGTGACAATGTAGGGACGCTTCGTTGGTTTGCAGCTGACGGCACTGATGCTAATAGCGAAGTAGCGCAAATCCGGGCACAAATTGATAACACCCCTGGCTCAAATGACACGCCAGGTCGATTAATTTTCAAAACCACATCTGACGGTGCGAGCGACGTGACCGAGCGGATGAGGATTGACTCTAATGGTTTTACAAAAATTACTAACGATTCGTCTTTCCTTAATTCAGCTGGTACTTACCACGAAATTCGGACCAATACGGCGGACTGGGCAGCAAGAATAAGCAATTCACACGGATCAATTCCTTACGGAATTGCGATAACTTACAGCGTGACACCGAACGGCACATCCAGTGAGTTTCTGTATTGCGACGATTCGACTGCGTTAAGAGCAGCAATTCGGTCTAATGGTGGACTTGCTAATTATCAATCAAACAATGCCAACCTTTGCGACGAGCGTGAAAAGAAAAACATTGAACCGCTTGATAGCACTTGGGGTTGCCTAAAGAACTGGGATCTTAAAAAGTTCCACTACAACGAAGACGCTGATACCGACGATAAACGTTATGGCGTTATCGCTCAACAAGTTGCTGAGCATTGCCCTGAGGTAATTACTGATTGGGTTAAACAAAAAGCAGAGGATGCTGTTCTTGATGAAGACGGCAACGTTGTCACCCCTGCTGTTGAAGAAGTCACCCGCATGGGCGTGAAGGAACAGCAAATGATGTGGATGGCTATCAAGGCGCTACAAGAAGCACAAGCCCGAATTGAGACCTTAGAAGCCAAAGTTGCAGCCCTTGAGGCTGGCTAAGTAAACTTCCTCTGACTTCACATCATCATGGCTAACACCTACGTCTGGAAAATCGCTGATCTAAATCGTGACCTCAGCGACGGTTTTGCTCACACGGCCCATTACACCGTGACTGCAATCAGCGATCAGGTTGACTCTGAGGGCAACGCCTATAACTCAGGCGCTTACGGCACCATCGGCTTGGATCGTCCTGACACCTTGGCCGACTTCGAGGATTTGACCGAGGATCAGATCGTGGCAGCTGTGCAGGCCAAACTCGGTGGCGCTGAAAAGGTCACTGAAATTCAGGATGCACTGGCTGCACGCATCGTTGAACAGATCACGCCGACTCAGGCGTCTGGCAAACCTTCAGGTTGGTGAACTGATGCAACGCCCTGATCCGATGATCGCCGCTAAGCCTGGAGCGGAAGACGTCCAGGCTATGGCGGCTAGAACGCTGTGGCTCGAAGAGTTGTACTTCCTTGATGGCCGGGACCAGATCAGCCACCCTCAATATGGTCTGTTTACTGGCTTGGCTCTCAAGTATCAGAGCTTGAATTCAACTGACGGCATCTGATGGCTAAGTCACTTAGCGGACAAAATTTTGTCCCTAGCAAG